ATGACGGAGGGCGCTGGGACAACGATAGTTGCGCTGGTAATCTCGGTCATCAGAAGTACCTCAGTAGTAACGAATTTTTGGCTTCTCGTTTTCGGAACCGTGCATAAGCCAAGCCTCCGTAAACGGGACCAAGAGCGGCTTAGTATCTCTCGCCGGGAGCGCGGCGTCAAACATCTGATCGACGAGGCGCCCAATGAGCCCCGCCACGTCCGCTTTGTCGTCCCATCGGCCGCCTGGGAACTTGACCAGCTGCTCGATCAGCCCGTTGTGCCCGTCCGACCATTGGCGCTTGACGGGTAGGTGAATTGTGCCGGCTGTCGCTCGAGCGTGAAACGCCTGGAGCTTTATGGCCTTGTCTTGAAGCGAGGGGAGTTCCTCGATAGCGACAAACTTCTGCGCGTGGCGCATGGCGCTGCGGATCGCCGGTCCTATCGCCTTGTCGATGAGCCCGCCTTCGTTCGCCCACCTAACCGGCTTCCAGATCCCGACTAGCCGAATGAACGCGGCAATGCTCTTGTCGGTCTCGACTTGCCCACTCCACCAGTCTATGGCCCAAAGGTCTCCGACCTTATCGATTCCCCACACGCCGTGCTCAGAATAGTCCGGTTCCTTCTTGCCCGCGCGCTGGGCCATCGTCGCGTAATCGCTCGCGCCGTAAATTCGCAGCGACTTGGGTAGTGCGTCGAGGGTATCGTAAGTCTGAATCATTTGGGCGCAATCTCGACCAGTTGCTCTTTGCGGATCAGGTTCAAAATTCTATCCGTTAGGTTGAGCTCGCAGCGGATGATGGCGAGTCGCGCCTCGAGGATTTTCTTCTGCTCCGTGTAGAACTTAAGCTCCTGCGCTTTGCGCTTGCGGTGATCAAGGATCTCGCTAAGCAGCAGAATGGTCACCGAAGCAGCAACCCTTGGCCAGTGGGCAGCGAGCAGATATTCCCGCCAAGTCGCTTGACGCAGATGTCCATTGCTCGTTTCTGAGCGCCGTAATTCTGATATGCGTAGTCATCGAACAGAACTATCGCACCAGGGCTTAGCCGATCCCAAAAATGCTCGAGCGCTGCGACTTCCGGCTCCGGACAGTTCATGTCGATATGCAGAAATGCAATTTCGTATGAGGGCACCTGGTCGAGCGTTTCTGGGATGTTGCCCTCCACTATGTGCGCTCGCTCCCACTCGGCAAAGTTCTCTAGCACCGAGCTTGAGCCCGCTACATACTCGTACTCGTAAGTTTTGTTGATTAGTGTGCCGCCGTCGAACTTATCCAGCAGATAATAATCGCGGTCGAGCGAGTTCCAATCAAGGTGCTCCATGATCGCGCTGCTCAAAAACCCGCGATTAACTCCACACTCTATGAAATCCCCTTCGACCCGCAGCGCCGATCGCGCAGCCCACAACCCCACATGCACGCGCCAATGCCACCAGTAAGTATCCTTCCCGCCGATCGCTTGCACCCCCCGCGCATATGCCGCGCGAAAAGCAGGCTCCTTCATGAAATCATGGTTGTGGGCGCATGCTATGCCGTCTTGAATATAGTGTTCTATCGGATCAACTTGAATAGTGTGGATGACTTCCTCGTCGCTCATGCTGATCACATGCCGCGCCAATACCTAAAACGTTGCCACAACGACAGTCGCGGCTTCGAATATTCTTCCCAAAGGAGGAACGTCTCCGTCGTTTTAGGCAACTTGCAGGCTTTGCACCATTCGGTGTAAAGGTCTAGGAATGCGGCATTATTCATGTCGATTTGTTTCATGCGTCTACCCGTGGAAGGTCTGGATTGTACATCCGAAACATCTCGCGACTAAAGTGAATGCCCGTGAAAGGTGCGGGGCGTTGTTGATAAAGTGCCGCCCAAGTGCGAGCCGCGCGAGGGTTATCACGCCACGTGCCCCAGTGTTCTCGGGGGAACCACTCAGGCCAAAGAAACTCGCCGGGCTTCCGTCCGAGGGGATCATCTTCCCGTTCGGCTTCTGCCGGAATAGATAGCACGTCCCATCGTTGCCCATCACGACAATCAATGAGCCCCGATTCACCGGCATAGTCCACTGGCAATATTGAACCTGCAAGGTCTTCCTCGTGCCAGCGCGTCTGAATGATCAGCACCGACATTTTCGGCTTGGCGCGCGTCATGGCCGTGTCAATGTACTCGTTATACGTCTTCTCGCGAAGCGTAGGCGAGTCGGCCTGCTCACGATTGGCTACAGGATCATCAAGGACCAGTAGATCACACCGGTTACCCGTAATGCCCGCGAGCAGACCGGCTGCCATCATGCTGGAACCGTTCGACAATTGCCAGTCGTCCACCGCCCGCTGGTCATCCATCAATGTTGGTTTACTTTCCCAAATTGATTGGCTCTGCGGATTACGTGCGATCGCTCGGACCTTGCGCGATTGCTTTACGGCGATCGAAGTGGCGTATGATCCGAGAATAACTTGATAGCCCGGCCACTTCCCCATCCCCCATGCCGGCCCGAGCACAGCGCCATAGGTGGATTTGGCACTCCCAGGAGGTGCGAAAATCATAGTTCTGCCACGGGGTTTTTCCATGCATTTTTGTATCGCTCGCATCATGAGTAAATGGTGTATGGTAACACGCTGTTCGACGGGTTTGTAGGCGACTTTGATGCGTTCAATAGGACTCTCAAGCTCGGTTGGGTCATCTAACATTGGCACCCCAGGGATGTCAATTGCCTGGCTAAACTCTATCAAGGAGGCGCGCGCTCGTTGCCGGCGCAGGAGCTCCGCGGCCGCCTGCTGGGGAGCAAGGTCAGTCAAGCAAAGGATCGTGCTTAGGGGCCTGCTCGATCAGCCGAGGGAGTGGTGCTCCGGTCACGGCTGCCATCAAGTCATCATCCGATAGTGCTGCCAGCGCCGCGGCCTGTTGCCTCGAGATGGGCAGCGCGATCGTTGCAGAGAGGGGCTTACCGTGGCCTCTATCCAGGAGTTCCTTTACGGCGCTGAGCCGATCGCGGTTGTCCTCCGAGCGCATGATATCGGCCAAAGTCTCAATAGCCTCCTCCGTGTACTCGCGCGCTAAGTTGTCTGCTGATCGAATGATGCCCATGGCACAAAGCATACCCCCGGCGGCCTTTTAAAAACAACCGGTCTAGGGTCCCTGCAATAAACATGCCGGGTGGGGGTCTAGATTTTTGCTGGTTGCGTCTTCCCAATTTGCTGGTTGCGTCTTCCCAATTTGCCGGTTGCGGGTTGAACCTACGCGCCCGCTCACCGCTTAGCCTTGAGCCTCTCAAAGGGGGCCCTCGGGGGTCTCCCTCACTTCCCGCAATTCGCCCATCCCTATGCGGCAGCGCCGCAAATCCCTCCTGACGCACTGCACAATGCAAGAAGCGTGCCAGGGTATCGAGGCGTCAGTAGCCGGCTGCGGATGGCACAAGACGTGTGCCAAGCCAGGGGTGCGCCCTGGCGGCACGTTGCAATGGGCTCGAGGCGTTGTGGACGCCATTCCGTTTGTCCATTTGTCTTATTTGCCAATTCCGTAAGCTATTGATTTACTGATAAACATAATAATTAATAAGACAAGTAGACAGAGTAGACAAATGGACAGAGGGTGAAGTGATGTAGAAAAAGTAATTTGCTTTTAGCGGTGAGGTGCAAATCGGCTTCCACAGTGTCCACAGTGTCTACTCTGTCAGAGTACGAATTATTTGTATTGCTGAGTAATTCGTAATATGCTTCGCGCTCCCACCCAAAACCTAGGAGATCGCAATGGGCGTATGGAAAGAGCAATTAACCCCGATCGAGCGACGTATGAAGGCGCGCTTTATTCGCTATTTAGCCGAGCGCACAGAGACAAAAACCATGCCGCAGGCGGCCGCCGCGCACCACGTATCGCGCGCCTATGCGTACCAAATTTTGAAGGAGCTCGACAAATGGGAGTCGGCGCACACCTTTGAGCAGGAGGCCGATGAACTCAACAGTTACCGCTTTGGCGATAACAAGGAGAAGGCCATTACCTGGGAAGGCATGGGCGCAGAGAAATGGTTCCTCCTGTCTGGACGTGCGATTAATGCTTATGTGGCAGGCCAGGTAGAGAACACGCTGATTGGCGCACCGTCTAATATGGCCGAGGCAATCGGGTTAGAGCCCAAGACTGACGATGATGAGCTCCTGTCATGAGCGCCGAGCAAATTGCTGCAGACATTGTCCAGCGCATGGAAGATGCGGCTATCCAATTGCTTAAGTTAAATGACACCGATACTGAAACTGTGGAAGCAGCTGCAACCGTCTTGATGAAGGCTGCAGGGCGAATAGAAAAGTATTTGCTTCGATATTGAGACTTGCTTCACGCAATTGCCCTTGCATCCGTTGCGCGTACAGCCGATACTATAACTGTTAGCAAAAGGTATTAAGAAATGAACGTTTACGACTGGTACAAAGACAACACCGAATACTGCAACGATGAGGAGCAACCCGAAATGAATTACATAGTCACAGAGCACAAAACCCCACGCGAGCAAGCAGCCTTTTGGATGGCCTGGTCGCTACTTCGGAGCAAGCAGTCATGAAACTAGACTTCAACAGCACCGATGGGTTTTTCTTTTGGCTGTTTGTCAATGTGCCAATCACTTGCGGACTGCTCTACATCCCTATCCACTTTATTAGCAAATACTGGTAGGAGCTCAACATGATCACTCGCAACCCATTCAACGTCTCACGCGCACAGCGGCGTAACTCATCGTTCACCCAATGGCAACTGATCGCACTTGCCGCAACGTGGCTCATGATCACAGCGCTATTCGCAGCGCAAGTGGTGTTCGCATGAAAGCCGTCGTGCTGATGTTTGTAGCCGCCGGCCTTGCCGGGGGAATTGGAGGGTGCGCGGCTATCACGCCGAACTACATTGCCCCGGAGCTCGTTCACCAGTCACACGCAGTGCAGCACTTTGGCAGCGATCGAACCAACTATGGGAGCGAGGCGCTTGCGCTTGAGGCTCATTGGGATTTGCCGAAGCACCTATTTCTGGATGTCTCGGAAGGGATCGCGCTCGATAAGCGCATGAACTACCCAGGTTACGTCAACTCGGGCGGCACCACGATGTACGGGTACGGCGAGGTGCTTGGACCGCGCGAGCAGTTCACCGCTAAGATCGGCTATCGGTTTCAATTGAAGTAGGAGAAACCCACTATGAACGCAGAATTCTACATCGACGCACTGCTTGATCGCATGAGCCTGACTGATTTGCTCATTGCGGTTGCCCATAGCTGCGAACTGCAGGCGCACAGCTTGAACGCATGGGAAGATGATATAGGCGCATCGCGTTGGAGCCAAGCGGCCGACACCATTGCGCATGTTGCAACATTTGAAACGATCAAGGGAGTAGGCGCGTGAGTAAATCATATTTCGTCTCGCACGTTCAGCGTCACGGTTTTTGGATCGTGGCTTGCAATCACAATGGACATTACCGCGACGTTGGCAAGTATACGACGCGCCAAGCAGCCGTCAAAGCTGCTGACACACTCAACGAGCAGGAATCGCCAGCGCGAGAAACGTTCGACATGTTGGGGGCGCTATGAAGAACAAAAAATATGAGTTGACGGCCGAAACTAGAGACGGTTTGTTCCGCATTCGCGCCAAAGTCGCATTTGGCACCATTGCAGCCGGCGAACTGGGCGGATTCATAGCCACGGAGCATAACTTGTCGGTATCCGGCAACGCGTGGGTATTCGGCGACGCGTCGGTATCCGGCAACGCGCAGGTATCCGGCGACGCGCAGGTATTCGGCAACGCGCAGGTATCCGGCAACGCGTGGGTATTCGGCAACGCGTCGGTATCCGGCAACGCGTGGGTATCCGGCAACGCGCAGGTATCCGGCAACGCGTCGGTATCCGGCAACGCGTCGGTATCCGGCAACGCGCAGGTATCCGGCAACGCGCGGGTATCCGGCAACGCGCGGGTATCCGGCAACGCGCGGGTATCCGGCAACGCGTGGGTACGTGACGACGCGTCATTTCTACTAATCGGACCTATCGGATCACGGCGCGCATCCCTGTCTATCCATGTCGATACTAAAATCAAGGTTAGATATACGACAGGTTGTTTCAGTGGCTCGCGTGCTGAACTTCTTGCGGCTGTTAAGAAAACACACAAAGCAGGAACGTTGTACCGCAAGCAATACGAGGCTGCGCTAGTAATGGCGAAGTTAGTCAAATGAAACTCTACCGCGTCACCACTAAGCAAACCAGCTACCGGATGCTAGCGAGTAGCATTACGCAGGCAGC